ACAGCAGGTGGTCAACAAAGAGACCGGGATGCTGGCCAAGCATGGCTACACGGTCGAGCACGGCTTCTTCGAGGGCGAGTGCCCCGGCAGTCACAACCTGCCGCTTGAGCACGACCACACCATGACCGACAACATCATCGGCGACCTGACCCGTCAGGCTGGCCGCATCCAGAGTCAGATCGACGACGGCATCAAGATGGTCACCTTCCGCTACACCGAGCGTGGCACCCGCGTCGAGAAAATGGTCAAGCTGACCGAGGACAACATCGAATCAGTCTACGCCGACATCGGCAAGTTCTACACCAGCATGTCATGGGACGACGCTGTCGAGATGTACAAGTGGAAGCTGATCCGTCAGATCGAGTTTCTTCGCGACCACTGCGAGTTCATGGGCAAGCTGATCGAGAAGCGCCACGGCGCTGACCTCGTACCAGTCGAGCGCATCGAGCGCATCGCGAAGGACTTCGCTGACTACGCTGACGCCCACGAGTGGGTGCAGAGCATGAAGGCCGACGGCTGGAAGGGTCGCATCATGATCAACCGCAACGTGTCATTCGGACACCCCAAGCGCAACACCGCGCAAATGAGGAGAACAGCATGAGCAAGCGACTCATTCACAGGGAAACGCGCGAGGCGCTCGACGAAGTTGTCGGGCTCATCGCCAAGCGTTCAAATGTTCTGGTCGAGCAAGCCAAGCTGGCTGACCGTCGCCACGAGGGCGAGAACGCACAGCAACTTCGCAAGCGGGCTTGGGAACTGGAGATGGTTCTTCAGGACATCGAGCGAAACTTTTTTTAAATTATTTTACTCATGACGTGGAATAAATGAGTCGTCTGTAACGTCACACATATGTAAGGAGGCAGAAACGATGAAACAGGAAGTTCAACTGAACCTTGACCGCATGGTGCGGTCAGCTACCGCCGGGTCGGCTGGCGAGCCCTACTGCTCGCTGATCGTCGACTGTCTCTGGCAGACCAAGACATGGCTTGCCATGACGGTCGCCGACATCGAAGCGTTCTGGGATGAGGCAAGCAACTCTGACCTCACCGTTGAGCAGTTCATCCAATCCAAGCAAAGGGAGTTTGCATGATGGAATTACATGACCAACACGTTCTTGAGTGGATGCACAAGGCAGTTCACTGCGGCACCATGCAGTACCTGCACCCTGCGTACCACGACCACAACAACTGCACTGTGCGAGCCCTACGCGACTCGCTGGGCATTCACCTGATCAGCGCCTACGTTCTGATGGCCGAGCAAGGCCGCAAGCACAGGCGCGGGGTCTACCCACCCGACACCGCCAAGTACTACCGCAACATCGCGGGCCAGCTTGGCTTCCACTACAGCCAACTGAACGGCCTCGACGCGTGGCGCGACTATGGTAAGACGATCGTCACCGCCCAGCGTGCACTGGCCGATCACCAGCGTGTGGTCTTCAGTGTCCGGGGCCATGTGCTCGGGTTTCATGGTGGCCGCACTGGCGACTGGGCCAATGGGCGACGGCACCACATCCGTGGCGCTCACATCTTTCGACAACAAGCCGCGTAAGCGGCTCAGGAGATTCAAATGAAAGTAGGTCAAGAGGTTCACATTTACCAATGGGACTCAGCCACTGGCGACGTATTTACCAGCGTCGACTACGGCCTCGACATGGACGGCCTTGAGCGAGCCGTCATCACTCACATCGGCGACCACACCAAGGACGGCAACCCGCTCTGCTGGGTTGAGTGGGTCGACCGACCCATGATTCACCAAGCCAACGGGGCGTACCGCCCTGCCAGCCAACTTTTCTTGGAGGTTCTCTAATATGGATAACGTAATCAGCATGGTAACGGGTGAGCCTGTGCTCACCAAGCAGGAGCAGATGGAGATCGTGCAGGACATGTTCGAGGAGTTGGTAGCGTTCGTGGTCAACGAGTGCCCCACCCTGTCGGACATGGGCGTCGACGACACTTACGACGCTGTGCTCGGCTTCATCAGATCGAACGACGCGAGGTAACACTCGCGTTTTTTCGCCCACGATTTTATTTTTTTACTCAGGAGGCTGATGCCATGAGCAAGACACGTAACCCCGTGGCTAGACACAGCCGCACCTACAACAAGGCCCACGTCATGACCGACCGCAAGAAGGCGGACAAGCGTGGATATCGCAAGCACAAGGCCCGAGATGGTCACGCCGGGCAACAAACATGGTGATGCGTGCCAACGATAGTGAGGCTTTAACGGTTCCGTCCGGGCCTCGCTAACCTAACCCACAAGCAAAAGGAAATTGCTATGAAGAGTAAGACTTACCTGAACCACTACAGCCAGCCGTCGACCGATAGCTGGAACCAAGTCAAGGCGGGCAACGGTGCCTACGTCGAGGAGACATCCGGGAGCGACGAAGTGAAGTTGTCTGGCGTCTACCACGACATGACGGTCATGAACCCCGAGGAGTTGATCAGCCGCTTCGAGGATTACGAGGACATCGAATGCGAAGAGGAGTGGTTGCTATGAGAGGTTCACCGCGCTGGAACGAGTACACCGTCACCGAGACAGCGAAGCTGTTCGACACAATGAAGGAGTTCCGTACCACCTACCCCGCCGCGTACCAGTACGCCCGGCGCAACGGGATTCTGTCTGACATCAGCTTCCACATGGACGTGAGCGACGACCCGATCAAGCTACTCCGGGATCTGCTCCGCGACCTGAAGCAAGCGCAACGCTACCACGGCGTGGCGAACAGGTGCAGGGCCATGGGCTCACCGAGCACCAAGGACTATGAGACCGAGGACGAATACATCTCCTCGACCTACATGGATCACGAGATCGGGCACTGGATGCAGGCGGCAGAGGAGGCCGAAGAGCGTGCCATGAAGATCATCGCCGGGCTCAAGCGGCACGGCACCGACGACCACGTGAAGCTGGCGTGGGACATGTTCCTCAACTACCAGACTAAGGGCCGGGAGGGTTTGGCTCTAAGTAAATCATTTGGGATACAAATTAGCGCATTGGAGGCGCAGTGATATGCACGGAGCAAACTACACACCACCCAAGCCGCAGGCCATGTTTGGTCTGCACGACGCCGTCGAGTTCCTCGAAGGTCTCGACTACGACGTGTCCGGTCTCGGCAACGCTGAGATCATGACCTTGCTCGGCGAGGTCTTGGACGGCCTCAAAGATGATGAGGACGAAATTGTTTAACGATGAAAGCTGGTTAAGAGATAACGGCCTCTGGGATATCGCCGACCCCACCGACCTCTACGACAAGATCGTCGAGAGGCGCGAACGGGGTGATGACGGTATCGCACCGCCGGTCTCAAAATTGGCTGGACTGTTTTCACTGCCCTTGCGAGCCGTGTCGATTCTGGGTGCTTACAGCGGCACCGGCAAATCGACGTTCGCATGTCAGTGGGCCTTGTCATGTGCGGCCTCGGGTCGCAACGTGGCAATCATGTCGCTTGAGATGCCAGCAGATTTTACGCTGGAATTACTAGCGGAGCAGTCAGCCTGTCTAGCGTCTCCACATCTGGAGTACGTCCAGTCGTTCTCCCAATGGGCCAACGGCAAGATCTATCTGCACAATTCAACCAATGTGATATCGCCTGAAGCTGTCCTGAACTTCGTTCGCGTAGCCAAGACGATGCTCGGTTGCGACATGATCGTAATCGACCCATTGATGATGACCGGCATGGCCAACGAGGTCGAAGCGGAGCGCGACTTTATTACTCGCCTCTCATCGATGGCTCGTGACTATGAGGTCGCAGTACTCCTTGTCCATCATTTAAGGAAGCCGCCGTCAGGTGGCATGGGCGAGAGAACCCGCCCGGACAAGTCAAGTTTTCTCGGGTCAACGCATCTGACTGGAGCCGCCGGGGCAGTGATCACTATTTTCGCAGACCCCGATAAGCGGGAGGCGAGAAGCAGGGGTGAGCCACCGGATGACGAATCGGGTGCCGACTACTACGTGAGCATTTTGAAAAGCAGGTTCAGTGCTTGGCACGGTTCGGTCGGTCTCTATCAACACAACGAGGCACGCCTGCTCTGCAACAGCCGGGCACGCATGTACAAGCCAATCAATTTAAAGGAGGACGAATGGTCGTCTACAGAGTCAGCCAAGGTAGTCAACATAAATGGTTTGCCGATCAGGGAGACGCAAGACAGTACGCCCGAGATCGATACGACGACATCGATGGCCCTATCCCCTTCGTGGAACCCATTGATGCCAGAGAAATGATGGTTCGTTTAAATACATTGGAGGCAAGTCATGAAGACATGCAGTAAGTGCGGCGAGGAGAAGCCGCGCACCGAGTTTCACAAGAAGGCGCACAACAAGGACGGCCTGCGAGGACAGTGCAAAATCTGTATTAGCGAGATTGCCAAGCTGGATAGGAAGAACAATCCAGAGAGGGTCAAGGCTACAAAGTCTAAATGGAATAAAGCTAACGCCGAAAAAGTCAAAGAGTACGGACGCAAGTGGGCTGAAAGGAACCCAGACAAGAGGGCGAAGTCTAGTTCTGACTGGGCAAAAAGAAATGCTCCCGCCGTAGTTGACGCGGTGGTTCGCAGGCGGGCGGCAAAGCTACAGCGCACAGCCTCATGGGCTAACGATCAACTGATCGCGGCCTACTACAAGGAAGCCAAGCGACTCGAAGAGTTGACCGGCATCCAGTTTCACGTCGACCACATCATCCCCTTGCGGGGCGAACTGGTCTCCGGTCTGCACGTCGAGACCAACCTTCAACTACTACCGGCACACGAGAACATCGGGAAGAGCAATCGCTTCGACCCCGAGACTTTTGTTGCCTAGATTTTTATTTAACTGCTCAGGAGGCAAATATGTTTGAACTAATTCTACTCACGCTGACCGTACTGGTCGCATACGGCGGAGTTCGCCGCTCACTGGTCGAGTACTTGGAGGGCGTTGATCTTGGAACTAACTGATTACCAACGGCTCATCCATGCCAGTCGCTACGCACGATATTTGGACGACGTTGACGGCGGTCGCCGTGAGCACTGGCCAGAGACAGTCGAGCGTTACCTAACCCACTTCAAGGATGAAGGAGTCCTGACCGAGAAAGACATCAAGGCGGAGAAGCTACGGGAGGCCATGCTGAAAATGGATGTCTTCCCGAGCATGAGAGCAATGTGGGCGGCAGGCCCGGCACTCAAAAGAGACGCGGCATCCGGGTTCAACTGTTGTTACACGATTCCCGATTCGTCAGCCCGCATATTTGATGAAGTGTTTTTCTTGCTTCTCAATGGGTGTGGCGTTGGTTACTCAGTAGAGCGGCAGTACGTAAACCAGCTACCCGAAGTGCCAGAGGACTTGGTTCCGTGTGACACGGTGATCATGGTCGCCGACAGCAAGGTCGGCTGGGCGTCAGCACTGCGACAACTGGTCAGCCTTTTGTACAGCGGGCACATCCCGACGTGGGACGTTAGCAAAGTCAGGCCAGAGGGGAGCAGGCTTAAAGTCTTCGGCGGTCGCGCAAGCGGCCCTGCCCCGTTGGTCGAGTTGTTCAAGTTCTTCGTTCGCACTTTCCAGCAGGCGGCAGGATCGCGTCTCTCAAGCATTCAGGTACACGATTGCCTCTGTGAGGTCGCATCCGCAGTTATCGTGGGCGGCACGAGGCGAAGCGCAATGATCAGTTTGTCTAACGTCTCGGATGATCGCATGAGGATGGCGAAGTCTGGCGCATGGTACGACGCGCACGGCAACCGGGCACTGGCTAACAACTCAGCAGTGTACGACGGTCGCCCGGAGTTCCACGTCCTGCAATCTGAACTCAAAAGTTTGTACGAGTCATTCAGTGGCGAGCGCGGCGTGATGAATCGCGGCGGTGCGAAGAAAAAGATCGAGGCATACGGCAAGCGTGATCCCGATCACGACTTCGGAGTTAATCCGTGCGCGGAAATAATTCTCCGGCCACATCAAATGTGCAATCTGTCCGAACTCAAAGTGGAGTCCACAGATACGCTGGCTAGCCTACGAAAGAAGGCCCGCCTGTGTGCAATCTTGGGAACGATCCAAGCATCGCAGACCGACTTTCGTTACCTACGCAAGGTGTGGAAAAACAACTGCGACGATGAGGCGCTTCTCGGAGTTTCCATGACTTCGGTGATGTCGCACACCGTCATGTCAGGTAGCGAGGGCACAGAGAAACTGGGCAAGTGGTTGCGCGAACTGCGTACCGTTGTCGAGGAGACTAACGCGGAGTGGGCCAAGAAGATCGGCATCAACCCGGCGGCTAGTTGCACGACAAACAAGCCCAGCGGCACAGTCTCACAATTGGCTGGCTCAGTCCCATCGGGCGTGCACCCTGCGTTCAGTCCCTACTACACCCGGCGTATCCGACAAGCGGTCACCGATCCGCTAACCCAGTTCCTGATCGATCAGGGTGTGCCCCACGAGCCCTGCGTCATGAATCCGGGTAGCACGGTCGTGTTCGACTTCTACATCGAGTCACCGCCCGACGCGCTAACGGTCAACGAGGTCAGCACCATCGACCAACTTGAACTCGCTAAGTGCTACGGCGAGAACTGGGCGACTCACACCGTCAGTTGCACCGCCTACTACACGGACGACTCATGGTTCGAGGCTTGCGACTGGATGTGGAAGAACTTCGACAGCCTGATCGGGATGTCATTCCTCCCATACGACGGCGGCAGTTATAGACAGGCACCGTATGAGGCGATCACTAAAGCCGAGTACACGCAGATGTCGATGTGCGTCGAGCCCATCGATTGGTCAGCACTGCCTGCCTACGAGAACGGCGACCAGACGGAGGGCGCGAAGACTGCGGCCTGCGTTGGTGACGCCTGCGAACTGTGAGCAACAAGGCGTGGTGGGACGCGGATCATCCGCCCCGCCACTACGCCGAAGCAATCTTAGCGATGGCACCAGACAAGGCCCGGCAACGGGCCTTTTACGAAACTCATGTGCCAGAACATTTAAGAGGCATCGTGATGAGTCATGTTCAAACCGCGATGGCTCTGGGGAAGAGCAATGAAGAAGGATGATATGCGCGAGCAACTGAACAAGGAAGTTGAGCAGTTCCTGCGCTCGGGAAAAAAGATAACCCAGCTACCGCCCGCACCGGAGGAGGCAACGCTCCCCGGCGGAATGCAGTGGTGGACTATCGATGACCCCGAGCCTGAGAGCGAGGATGAGGATTATGGATGAGTACGAGGATATCGTTTTGTTAGAGGAATTTGCGGACGCCCTAGTCGGGTGTGTCTATGACCCAGAGGGGACACCGATCCCCTGTTACGTAGCGGAGAAGGTTTGGGAAAAGTTAGCGGGAGAGGGATTCAGTGGCGAAGAGGCCGACGACTATATCGACCAACTGACAGACGGGTTACGAGTCGTTTGGATCCACCCGCTCGACCTGCGCCCGGACTTCGAGCCAGACAAGAAACCCCATCTGAGGCTCGTTCACTGATGGCCTTCGGTGGCATCAAGAGACTCACTGCGGATAAGCACATGAGTGACGCCCTGCGCCGGGCGGCTGGTTGGACATGCCAGCTTACTGGTAAGGACTACACCGACAACCCGCAAGGTCTCCAGCTATCCCACTTCATCGGGAGAGGGAACTGGGCAGTGCGCTTCGATCCGAAGAACTGTCTCGTTCTGTCTGCATGGGCTCACAAGCAAGTCGAGTCCCACCCGGTTCAACACATTAACTTATGGAGAGAGATCCACGGAGGGATCTATGGCAGATCTGAAAGCGACGCTGAACTCAATGCGCTTCTGGGGAGATCGGAATGCAAAAGCCGAGCCCAGTACGCCCGAGCCAACCACAGCAAAATCGGAAAGCACTATCTCGCAATCGTCAAAGAACTCGACGAACTCACGGAAGAGGAAATCGCAGAGTATGAAATCCACCCCCCGATCTACAGAGACCACGCGCCGTTCCTCACCTAGAGGCAAGCGCATCATGGTCATCCCGGACACGCAGGTGAAACCTCACGTTAACACCGACCACCTAGAGTGGGCAGGCAAATACGCTGTGAAGATGAAGCCCGACGTGATCGTGCATCTGGGCGACCACGCAGATTTCCCGTCGCTGTCTACGTGGGACAAGAAAGGCGGCAGGCACATGGAAGGTAAGCGCATCATGGCTGACTTCGAGAGTGCCAACGCCGCATGGGCCAGACTGAACGCGCCAATCGATAAAGAGATAGCGCGACTCAAGAAAGGGAAACGCCGGTCATGGGCTCCGCGCAGGGTTATTACGCTGGGCAACCATGAAGACCGTCTGACCAGATTCGTGAACTCTGACGCGGCGTGGGAAGACGTTATCAGTTTAGACATGCTCGACTATGAGCGGTCAGGCTGGGAGGTCTACCCGTTCCTGCAACCTGTCGAGATCGAGGGCATTGCGTTCGTACACTATGTGACTTCAGGCGTGATGGGCCGGTCGATCACTAGCGCACGGGCCGGGCTGACCAAGCGCCACCAGTCATTCGTTCAGGGACACGTCCAGACTCGCGACATAGCGGAGACCAGCGACGTGCTAGGCCGACGCAGAATTGGACTCATGGCGGGGATATTCTACTCCCACGAAGAAAGCTATCTGAACAGTCAGACGGGCACGGACACGACGTGGTCGGGCATCTGGATGCTTCACGATTGCAAGGATGGCCAGTTCGACTACATGCCAGTGTCATACGCGTACCTGCAAGATAAGTACGGTGGCGTATGAGACAGGTGCCGCCTACAACAGCACCACAATCTTGGAGCGTGGGTCTGGTCAAAAGGCCGGGCTGACAGGTGAAATGGCCTTTGCTCACGCCCTAGCGGAGCAGAGGATCACCTACCTACATCTAGGCGGCGAAGCACAGCATCACGACTTTCTCGTTGGCGACGTGAAGATAGACGTCAAGGCCAAGCAGAGAAACGTGCCACCAAGTTACGACTACGACGCGCACGTTACGGCAAGCATTAGAGATGCCGACTGCCGACTGTACGTTTTCGTGAGCGTGACTAATGAGCACCCAACCATCATGGGCTGGTGCGGGAAAGAGGAGTTCTGGTCTGGCGCAAAGATTGTCAGCAAAGGGGAGCCCGATGAGAGGGGTAAGCCGGAGAGGGCTGACGCCGGGAAGATGAAGTACTCACAGCTAAGAAAGCCGGATTCGCTATGGCCGTTCCTTAAAGATCATCTGGGATATGTAATTGCAAGGAGGCAAATATGACATGGCAGGACGAAGATAACGCGAGGGATCTCAACACCTTAATCAACAACGTGTACCCGGTTGAGGAGTTCGAGATCGCTCTGATTGTTCAGATCTGTGAGGAGCAGGAGATTGAGCATCGGAAGTTTGTAAGCGCGTGGGAGGCGTTGCTGGACGAAGCCCACGAGATCATCAACAGAGCGGAGGACAAGCTATGAGTCGTTACAACGCGACGCTGTATTTCAAGAGCAAGCAGTCAGCACTGGACGCTGGCTACTGTGACGCGGTCGAGACCGACGAAGACGACTTCCCCTACATGGCGGTGGTCACGTTCTTCGCTGACGCCTACGACGTGGAAGAGGACGACGACCTGTTCTTCGAGGAGGCGGTATGAGCATGAGAGACGTTAAGCCGGTCAGGCTCAACGACGCCACCCCGGAAGACTGGGACGCGGTCAATAAGCCAGCCCACTACCGTGTCGGTGAGGTCGAGGCTATCGACTACATACACCAGCAACTAGGTTCGGGGGTGAAGGAATATCTGCTCGGCAACGTGCACAAATATCTTCATCGCCACAGATTTAAGGGCCAGCCTGTCGAAGACCTTCGCAAGGCTCGCTGGTACTTGGATAAGTTGATTAACGAAGAAGTGCAAGGAGGCTAAATGGATAAAGTTAATCGTTACATCAAGCTGTCACGCAAGGACGTGAGCGCTGGAGTCGAACTGAAGGGCGGGCTCTCGTACTTATCGTGGGCTTACGCGTTCAACGCTTTGTTCGAGGAATACCCGAACAGCACGTACTACTTCACCGAACCGGTGACGTTCCCGGACGGGACGATGATGGTCAAGACAGGAGTCACGGTGGGAGACATTACCCACGAGATGCAACTGCCTGTAATGGATCATCGCAACAAGGCTGTGGCCAACCCAGACGCCCGGCTGATCTCGGATAATACCCAGCGATGCTTCGTCAAGAACATTGCCATGTTCGGCATCGGCATTGGACTCTATCTGGGTGACCTGAAGCACGTGGTCGCGGAGTCAAAGTTCGACAAGGCCGAGCAACTGCTGGCCGCGCAGGACGCGAGTGGCTTCCACGAGTTTGTGCACGTCACGCTTAACGAGACCGAACGCGTAGATATTTTTAATGACGCGGCTCCCGGTCGTAAGACTGCATTCAAAAGCGAATGGCGTGCGTTGCTTGGCATCGCCAACAGCTTCCTCGATGAGGTGGCCGCTAGTATTTCTGACGCGACAGCGTCGGAGGATGTCTCGCTACTAGAGGAGACGATTGGAGAACTGTCGTCCTACGAACGGAAGGCAGTATGGGGTCGCCTGTCGGCGGCTGAACAAGAGTTTGTTAAACAGGCAAGGAGTGCCGCATGAAGCGAGTAAAGCGTTTAGTAGTACCTAACGGTCAATACACCAAGGACGGTCAGGAGAAAACCTCTTGGCTAAACATTGGCCATATCTTGAGCGACGGTCAGAAGACCAAGATCAAGTTCGACTGTATGCCGGTCGGCGAGTTCGACGGCTGGGTGCAAGTGTTCGATGTCGAGGAGCAAGGCGCTCCTGCGGCGGCACCTGCGCCTGCGGCTGATCCGAAAGAAGATCTACCCTTCTGATGGATCCTGCCAGTGCGGCTGTGTTGGGGATTGTTCTGCAATCCCCTTTCACTGAATACAAGCTGTGCTTCAACGATGACTGCGTGAAGTACATGTGCGACATCGGCCCGTCATACACCCACGAGGCCGGGGTCACCCGAGTCCATACACCATGCCTACCGATCAACATCGTGTGTCGAGACGCACCTGCTGAGACGTGCACGGTGAATGGAGCAACCATCGAGCAGATGCCTAACCAGCAGGGGCTCATCATTACAGGAGCAGAGTTGAATGAATAAGAACGTGTGGCGACCACTGAATACCTACGGCCTCATCGCCATAGGTGCGGTTGTCTCTTTTGTGATCACTTACAGCATCATGGATCTATCAAGTGTCTGTGGTGCAGTTTGAAGACTTGCAGTCCCTGTCTGGATACAGGCAGGTGACGAAGGTCGTGGACTGGCTTAGGGAACAGCGTGTAGCATTCGTCATTGGTGGGGACGGAAAGCCCCGGACAACGGACGACATGCTAAGGAAGGTTCTCAATGGCGAGACAGCAGAAGAAGCTACCCCCATACGTTTCGGTTGATAAGTATGGGTACAAGCTAAAGCGGTACGAGGGACGCGTACACGGGAAGATAAGGTGGGGTAAGACAACCATCATAGCCCCGGCGGACGCGCCTATGAGTGAGGTCTGGAGAGCCTACGAGGAGGCGGTGGGGGATAGCCGTCAGACGGTGGGCTGGCTACTGCACCAGTTTATGGGCAGTCAGCAGTTCGCAGATCTCGCAGAGAAGACCCAGCACGACTACCGCAAGGCCATCGACAGGCTCCTCAATGCCCCTGTGGGCAACGAGCGCTTCGGGTCAGTGGCTTTGGATAGGGTAGATCAAACGTCCATACGGGCGTATCTAGACTGGTATGAGAGCCCGGTGGCGGGCAACCGCCACATCGCGATTCTCAAGTCGGCTTGGAACTGGTGCCGAGAGCGGCACAAGATCCCCGACAACCCCTGCATTGGTGTGAAGCTGAACCGGGAGGCTCCCCGACAGCGACTTGTCACGGACGACGAATATCAGACGGTGCTAAGGATGGCACCGCCGCCAATACAGCAGATGATGGAACTGGCCTACCTGCTCCGGGCGAGGCTCTCCGAGGTGCTCAACCTGCGTGTTGAGGACGTTTCTGACACCCATGTGCGGCTAGTACGCCTAAAAGGGTCAGAAGGGGAGTTGACCATGCTCTCTGACCGCCTCAGAGCGGCTGTGAGCGAGCCTAGAGGAGGGGATATGGTAGCCTATCAGTACAGCAAACATGCCTTTAGAAGCGCTTGGAGGCGCTTACAGGGCAAGATGCGTGAGGCCGGGATAGAGCCATTCCGCTTCCACGATTTAAAGGCAATGGGGGTGACTCATCACTCCACTAACCACAGTGGCCACCGATCCCCGGCCATGAGGAAGACCTACGTCCGGGCACTGCCAGAGGTGCCTGCTACGCGCTAGGGAACAGGTGCGGCAAAGCCGCATGAAACTGTCCTAATCTGGCAAATCGTTCCCTAAGTTCAACGGGCGAAATCGTTGTAGATGATGGCCTACCGGCGACCGACCTCCTCGCTGTTAATCAGTGGGTCGCTGGTTCGAGCCCAGCAGGCGGAGCCAATATCTACGCGGCACCACAAGGATGTGGGCCA